GCCAAGGAGATGAAGGCCAACCCGAAGCTCAAGCGAGGCGAGGCCGTCGAGAAGGTCAAGGATCGCATGGTTCCGCACTGGAAGAAGAAGAGGAAGTAATGCCCAACAAGATCGAGCGACTCAGTTCCGTCACCTCTGAAATCACGGCGACCAACTCGGCCAGCACCAGCCCGAAGATTCCGTTTGGCTCCGCTGCCGGTGGCGTCATCATCGTGGACTCCGTAGCCAGCGGAGCCACTACCATCACATGGAATGTCGCCTTCGGCCCGGAACTGACTCCAAGGCCACTCAACGCTGATGGGGCTGGCGTCACGACAACCATCGCAGCCAACAACGCCTACTCACTGCCTGACGCCCTTTTCGGCGCTCCGTTCATCGTGGCAGTCACCAATGCGGGCACAGCCACGTTCCGACTCGCCGTGAAGGGGTGAGCCGTGTCTGTATTCATCTCCCACAAGAAGGTCCGCGATGCGGGGGCCGTGCCGCTCGCTGACCAGTTGCTGGAGGGCGAACTTGCCGTCAACGTGGCGGACGGCTCTGTGTTCACCAAGCTGGAATCCGGCGAGGTGATGAAGGTGGGCGGCGAGATGGTTTCCGCTCAGTCTGGAAACAGCATCGACACGCTTGCGGGAACGTGGACGCCAACGATCAAGGGCGACACCACCAACCCGACCGTGACCTATGACGCGAAGGGCACCAAGGGGCGGTACGTCAAGATCGGCAGCATCGTTCAGGTGTCCTGTCAGGTCACGCTGACGGCCAAGAGCAGCGGCAGCGGGTACGTCTACATCGCTGGCCTGCCGTTTCCCCCGGCCAACATCTCGGCCATCGGCATCGCCAACTTCTCAGGCTGGACAACCTACGGACCGACGTGGGCCAACATCACAACTGCGTCCCGCATTGTGTTCCGCCGCCCGACAACCGTTAGCAGCCTTGAGCAGACGGCATTGCTCACCTGCGACAACCTCTCGGCCACGACCAAGGTGTTCCTCTCCGGCTCGTACATCACCAACGCTACGGAGCCTGCGTCCTAATGACACTGGTCCGCATTCAGCTACGCAGAGACACGGCCGCCAACTGGACGGCCGCCAATCCCGTTCTTGCCAACGGGGAGCCTGGGCTGGAAACGGACACCGGGAAGATCAAGTACGGCAACGGCGTTCAGAACTGGGCCGCCCTGCCCTACGCCACCAACACGCCGCTCGCATCCTCCGCGCCGCCGACGATCGGATCTGCCACAACGGGCACGTCAGCGTCTGCTGCCAGGGCGGATCACACGCACGCACTGCCGACTACCATCTCTGTCGAGTCTCTCGCGACTAGCGGAGACATCGTGATTGGCGGGAACGCCACCGTCACAGGCACGCTCAATGCGTCCAAGCTGTCCACGTCCTCCAACAGCATCGTTGACCTTGCTGAGACCGTGCAGGACATCGTTGGGGCGGCAGTCAAGGCTGGGGACGGCATCAAGGTGGCGTACGACGACAACGCCGGGACCATCACGGTTTCTTCTTCTGCGGTTGGGGGCGGCACGAACAGTTCCATCACGCTAGAGGATGTAGACGACAGGGTGGCTGGCCTGTTGACTGCCGGTGCTGGCATTTCGCTCCAGTACAACGACAACCTTGGCACCCTCACGGTTTCCGCAGTGAGCCTTGACGGCGGCGACGTTCCGGGGGATCTTCCGACGCCTTCGCAGCTTGCGATTTCCGCGAACCCCGCAACCATCGAGGTCGAGGAAGACGGCCTTGCGGTGTTCACGGTCGGTGCCACCGGAAACCGTGGCGCAGTCACATACCAGTGGGAGTATCTGACCCCAGGCGGCACCGTGTGGCAGAACGTCACGAACGGCAGCGGCACAACTGGGGCCACGACGGCAAGGCTGACAATCGACGGCGTGACTGCCTCGCTCAACAAGCGTTGGTTTCGCTGCGCGGTCACGGATGACCAGAAAACTGTGCGGAGCCGTGCAGGCCAGTTGCGGGTCAACTACTTCGAGATCACTGTTCAGCCTGTATCCACTACGGCCGTCAGCGGCTCCACGACGCCATCCACGACGTTTTCTGTCACGGCCGTGTCCGACGACGCGATCACCTATCAGTGGCAGGCGCTGACGAGCGGAGTCTGGACGAACATCTCTGGGGCCACCTCTGCCACCTACGGCAGCATCTCAGCGACGGCGAACGTAGCGTACCGCTGTGCCGTCACATCGAACAGCGTAACGATCTATAGCAATTCCGTAACGCTTTCGATCACGGACGCTCCGGTCACGATCACTACGCAGCCGTCCAACGCAACGGCATCGTCCGGCGCAGCGACGTTCACCGCAGCTTACTCCGGCGGGAGTTCGCCAACCGTCCGGTGGCAAGTGCAGCGAGCCGGGTTTTCGACGTGGGAGGACATCTCCGGCGCTACGACCACCACGCTGTCTCTGGCAGGACTCGTCGGAGTTGACAACGGCAACCAGTACCGAATGGTTGTCACGAGCGGAACAAGCTCTCTCGCCACCAATGCCGCCACGCTGACGGTGGCTGGCCCTGCGATCACGATCCAGCCTCAAGACGCAACCGCATCGCTTGGGTTGGCGACATTCTCGTTTGCGTACTCAGGCGGCACCGGATCGGTTCAGTGGTGGAGCAGGCCGGTTGGCAGCGTCTCGTGGACGGCAGTCTCCGGCCAGACGGCAACGACGCTCTCGCTCACCGGCTTGCTCGTGACGAATAGTGGCACGGAGTACAGCGCCACTGTCACGATCTCCGGCATCACAGTGCGCACCCGTGCCGCGCTCCTAACTGTGTCGGCAGACGTGTATGCACTGGATCAGCCACAGTCCGTAGTCGTGCAGGACGGACAAGAGTTCACGATGAGGTTTCGCACGACCTACGGGGCTGGAGAACGGTATTGGTTCTTTCAGTGGCAGCGGCGCCAGCCCGGAAATCCTGTGTGGCAGTCGCTCCCCAACAGCGACACCCCATTTCGCGCCGTGAGCGTGACCGACGCAAACGGCGTTGCTCTTTCGACGTTTATCATTTATCCGGGGGTCGCACTTCCAGAATTGAGGCTGCGTGCCTCAGTGGCTATGTCTGGAACGCAGTACCGGGCCCGAATGTGGAAAGGCGATTCGCCATCTCAGGTTCCGGTTAGGGACGAGCAATTTTCTGAAACGGCCACGCTCACGGTCACTCAGAGGCCGTCCGTTTCGCTGCCTTCTGCGCTGCCCGTAGATCGCCCGGCAAGCATGACGCGGCCGTACCGCCTTTTTGCACAACCGGATTTTACCTTCACCATCACTTACTGGCGGTCGCGGCTTGCGCAGTTCGCGTACGGCTCTGGGCGTATCGTCGGCGTGGGGCATGGCGGCGACAGCTTGGCAACAATCTCGCCGTTACCTCTTCCCTCTGGCGGCGTGTTCCCCGTTGGACTTCCTCTAAACTCATCGTCTAGCGCGTCTCATTTCGCCCAGCTCAATCGCGGCACAAATCGGTTCATCTACAGCGACGATGACGGCGCAACTTGGTCATCGGGCCAGTTTCCGGTGTCCGCCATCTGGACTGACGTTGCGTTTGGAGGCGGCAGGTTTGTGGCAGTTGGCGTGGAGTCAGCCGCGACAGAAACCTGCAAGACTTATTTGTGCATGTCTGCGGACGGTGGCCGCACATGGCAAAGCAGGGTGCTTTCGGATGGCATCGCGTGGATGCCCAGAGTCATCGGAAGCCCATCCAGCGGATTTTTAGTTTCCGCCAATGGCAAGGTGTTTCACTGCGATAGCTGGAACGCTGTTGTTGCATCCGACTTGGACATTGGGCTTCAGGACGGCGTGAACCTTGGCGGCGCGTGGATAGCGGTCGGCCCATCAGAGCCGTCCGGAATCACCCGAGTTCGCGAATCCTATCTCGGCGTTCCTGGTCGCTATCGGATTGTTCCCCAGGTTCTGGACAACGCAACGGGGGTCGATGTCAATGAACGGGCGCTTCCGTGGCGTGCGTTTGGCGGCGCTAGGTACAGCGAAGACAACGGCGTCAACTGGCGGCAGTATTCCAGCAACATCGACTACATCGACCCCGGCGAAGGCACTTCGCAGTCCTGCATTGCAAGCACCGGGTCCGTGGCTGTCATTGTCTCGTCCTCTGGATCGCACGTTCATTCAACCACGGACGGCATCACGTTTAGCTACAGCCCTGTGTATCTGTCTGCGGTAAACGCTGGCGGAACTGTGAACACTATCTCTGTTCGCGCCGTAGCTGCCGCTGGGCAGGATATCCTCTACCTAGCCAAGAACGTCTACCGGGCGACGAGCACCTCGCAGGAAGTGCGTTATGCTCTCGCCTACCGCGCTCCAGCTTCGACGCCCCACCTCGCAACGCCTGTTTATACAGAGCAGATCACCAGCGATGATTCCGCAGACGGATACACGCACGTCATAGCCACAGACAGGTACTTCGTCGCCATCGACCCCGTTGGCGGCGGCGTGCTGCGTTTCCCGCTGGCAGTGGCGGATCACGTCAGCGATGGCGATCCAACAGACGGTCGCCCAGGCGCTCCTCGCGCTACGCAGGCGACTCCGCTCTCTCCTACGAGCATTTCGATTTCGTGGCAGGCCCCTCCATCCGGTGGCGCTCCGATCACAAGTTATGTGTTGCAGCGGTCCACCGACATGGGGCGGACGTGGGCAAGCGTTAGCACCCCGTCGTCTTCGTCCGTGTCTGCTACCGCAACTGGCCTTACGTCCGGCACGACGTACATGTTCCGAGTTGCTGCCGTCAACAGCATTGGCACTGGCCCTTACTCGTTCGCCAGCAACGTGACCGCTCCGGCAACCATACGCACGTCCGCCCCGCGCAACGTCGGCTCGGTGATTACAACTCACTCGGCCAGCAACGCACGCAAGCCGACGTTTCTTGTGACGTGGCAGGTGCCGGAGGTGGACGGCGGATCTCCCGTCACGGGCTACGAGATACAGACTCGCAAGCAGATCCTCAACGCTGACGGCAGCAGGCGAGAGTTCTCGGAGTGGGTGGCACTTCCGCCGAGAGGCACGTCCGGCTCTGTGCGATGGTCGGAAATTACGGGCACAAGTGCCGTTACGGCCGACATGCAGGAGCGGCCCGGTATTCGCTACGGCGTGCAGCATCGCGTGGCCGCATCGAACGCCAACGGAATCGGGCCGTGGGCGGAAAGCAACGTCGTGGATTGGGGCGGCACGAGTGGAACCACGACGCCGACTCCGGGGCCGGGAACCGTCGCCGCCCCCGGTGCCGCCACATCACTCACGACAACCGCTATAGCTAATCCTCTCGGTGACGCTGGCAATCCAGGCTTTACGCTGTCGTGGACTGCCCCAGCCGCTGGCTCCGGCGGCGCGCCGACGGGATATATCGTTCAGACTCGCAAGCAGATCGTGGGAACAAGCCGTGGGGCGTTCGACGCATGGGAGACGCTTGGTGTTCGCAACACCACTTCGCCATCTGATCCTGCGTACAGAAAGTGGGCGACCGTAAGCGGCACCACTGCCACGGTGGCTCTGTCTGGCATGAGGTCCGGCACCACCTACGGCTTTCAGTTCCGAGTCGCCGCCACCAACTCCGGCGGGCAGGGAGCGTACGTCGAGGGATCGACCGTGGATTGGCCGTCTGCTTCTAGCGCCCCGAACGCACCAACGTCTGTGTCCGCGACTCGCATCAACAACACGATCACCGGAAACGCCACGCAGCCCGGATTCACAGTGTCGTGGACGGCCCCGTCGTCTGCCGGTAGTTCTGCGATCAGTTCGTATGTCGTTCAGTGGCGATACCGGCCACTCGACTCGTTCGGCAACGCCGGGGAGTACGGCGCGTGGCAAGCCCTCCCGGCACGCAACACGACCGACACAAGCTCTCCCGCCTACCGCACTTGGGCGACCGTGAGCGGCACGTCGGCCACAGTGAGCGGCGGCGGCTTCCGATCGACCCTGAAGTATGAGTTCCAGTTCCGAATTGCAGCCCTCAACTCCACCGGGGCCAGCCCATACGGAGAGAGCAGCGCCATCCAGTGGCCCGCACCGTAAGGAACTATGTACTACGCAGCGCAAGACCTGATCGAGTACATGATGAACACCACGGGTGGTGGTGCGCAGGATGGCGAGCATCGCCTGCTGCGGGCGGCTGCACACCATGCGTACCGCGACCTCGTGAACGTGCGCGAGTGGGAGTGGCACCGCAGTGAGGCTCCGCTGCCAGCCGCAGTCGCCGGATCTGGTGGCCGCACGTTCATACTTCCCGAGAACGTCAATACGGTAGACGCGCTTGTCACCTTCGACGGCATCAACGTCGCTGCGTTCATCACGCCTAACGAATGGCGAAAGCTGGAGAACCGCACGCAGACTTCAGGCGAGCCGATCTACTGGACGGTGATGAAGTCGCCCACTGCCGCCGGTCGCTGGCAACTCATGCTTGCTGGTGCCCTGGCTTCGCCGCCCGCAGGCAAGAGCTACTACATCACCTACCGCCGCAGGCCGAAGCCTCTCAAGTACATGGGGTATGAGCCGATCTGCCGTTCGGGCACTCTCAACGCCAGCACGGCACCTGGGGCCGTCAAGCGATACGGCACGGCCGCTAACTTTCCAGAGAGCCTTGCAGGTGTGAACCCGTACACCGCCCAAGAGATTCTCGGCCTGACGGGAAGCCTCGAAGGAACGCCGCCAGAGAACGCGAAGACAGTCGTGAGCGACTACCTCGACGTGTCGGAAAATATGTACACCGCCTTGCTGTCGGCCGCAGAAATGTGGCTTGCTCGATTGCAGGGCAAGAACATTGACGGGGCGACGGCTGTCTACATGAAGGACTTGCGACTTGCAATGGAGCAGGACGTGATTGCCCCGATGGCTGGGCGACGGGACGGCACGCCCCGCTACCCAGAAATGTACTCCGCTGCCTTCACTGGCACTCCTCGCAATCTTGGGTACTACGCGGCCTCCGGCCCAGACACGGGGGTCTAGCTCATGCGGGCGAACAAGTGGTCTGGCCTCATCACGAATGCCTCGCCGTACGCCGTACCGGCTGGCGGCGCTACCGAGCAGGTCAATCTCTGCACGGACGTTCCCGGCCAGATGTACAGCCGTGGCGGGATGCTGCCAGTGACTTTCGTCCGCAGGCCACCCGTCATCCTTGACGCATATCCGTACGACGCAAACGGCCAATCCACGCTGGTCGTTCTCACGCCAGAAGGCGCCTTGATCGCACTCGACAGTCCAGCGTACGGAGCGTCCGCATCACCAAGCGAGCCGTCGATCGTGGTCGCTGGCTCCGGTGTCGGCACTTCGTACACGCTGCGGCACATAGACACTTTCTCGGGTGGAGTCACTGATCCGGCCCCGCCATCGCCTCCAGCCCCGCCGCCACCCGTAGATCCAGAGATCCCAGAACCTCCCATCGAGCCGCCCCCGCCCCCGCCGCCTCCGGTCCCAGGCACAGTCGATGTGTATGTGACGTACCTCTCCGGAAGTGCTTCGCCGGAGTTCTACCTTGACGGCATGAACCTGTGTTCTGGAGCCAACAAGGAAAGCCAGTTCGACGGCGGAACGGCCAGCACGGTCGAAATCCCGCTGCAACTCAAGCAGTCCCAGCTTTGTGACATCGCGTGATTACCAATCGCTTCAGCAGTGCAAAGCCGGTCAGCGCCGCACAGGGCAGGCACGGGGAACTTATTGTCGTTCAGGGGGGCGGCGTGCGGCCCGTGCGATGGGGTGGCGTTGGGTCTGGGGTGGACGCTGGCGTAGATGCGCCGTCGTCTTCGCCCTCGATCACCATTGACCCAACCGCCGCCTACTGCGTTGCGAGAGTCGATTCCCAGAAGCCTGGGGCCGTGTACTACTCGCCGCCTGTCGTGACGTTCTCGACATCACGGGCACTTCCCCCTGTCAAGGGCCGTGCAGCAAAAGCCAAGGCGTACCTGTCTCAATCCGGGGTGTCAGAGATTCGAGTTGATGACGGCGGCAAGTACTACCCGGAGCCGCCGACCATCTCGCTGTCGGACACGCACGGAAAGGGCGGCGTCATCGAGGCGATACTTGACGGGTTTCCAGAGCCGAAGCCGTGCGACAACAAGTCTGCTGGTATTACCCAGTGGGTTGTCGCGTCGGCACCGGACGAGGCCCAGTTCCCACAGTACAACAGCCAGCCCAAATTCGCTGGGATCGACACGCTGACGACAACGATTGAGATTGTCGGCAACGGCACGTTCTCCATCAACGCTCCCCTTGGACGCGACCCGCTGCTTACTGGTGGGGCGTACATCGTCACGCGAGACGGCGGCTCTACCAATCGACTAACCTACACTGTGTCCGGCGCTGCATCTGGGACGTGCGCTACGCTCAAGATCGTATGGGGCGGGGCGAGGTGGCTGAGCACCTTCACGGGCTTCAATGCCGTATCTTATTCGCGGTGGCGCGGGGCGACATCAATTCGCAGCATTTCGGTCGTGACGGCAGGCGAAGGCTTCGCGGGCGATGCCACCGTGAAGATCACGATCCCATCCGTGGATGGCGAGCAGGCCGACATCGTGATTGAGGGGTACGGGCAGGACAACCCGAACAACACGGCCGGAAAGACCTACTCCGTCAAGGAGCTTGTCATCAAGGAAAAGGGCAGCGGGTACGTCGTCGCCCCCGTCATTCAGATTGTCAGCAACTCCGGCTTCGGTGCGTACGGAACCTGCACGGTCAAGGACGGCAAGCTCGATACCGTCACGCTCGAAAACTGCGGCGGCGGGTATCGCTTTCCACCAGAAGTCAAGATTCTTTCTGGGGGTGCAGAGGCGTTTGCCGTCTCTCGGCCGCATCTTCGCGGCAAATACCAGTGCTACTACCGCTATATCGACAACACGCCAGAAGACCGTGGAGGTCCGATCCCGAGCAGCCTTTCTCCCGTCGCAGAGGTGGACTGCGGCGAGGGTGCAGCGTCACTGACATGGGCGATTCCTGCAATCGCTGATGCCGCCGTTCCAGCCAGGGCGAGAACCACCGGCAAGGTCGAGCTTTGGAGGACTACAGGCAACCAAGCCTTGACCCTGTACCGTGCGGGAACAACGACTAGCGGCGGATTCTTTGACGACCTTACCGACGACGAGCTACGAGACGCCGACAGGGCTGGCTACGAAGCGATGCCGATCGTGCTGCCAAACGGCGAACTGAACGCCAATCGGTTCACTCCACCCCCGAGCGACAAGGCCGTTGTCGTGCGATTCCAAGACCGCCACTGGTACGGCGTGGACACCAGCGGAAAGGAGCCGAACAGCCTGTACTTCTCGGAAGTGGACGAGCCGGAGAGCGTGCCGGAAGTGAACGAGGTCGTGCTCCAGCAGAACGCACGAGACGCTGACGCCATCCGGGCGCTCATCCCCTATGGCTCGACGCTTCTGGTCATGCAGTCCCGCCACGCCTACTCGCTCACGTTCAGCAAGCAGCCGCTGCTTGATTCGCAGGTAACGCCGATTGCGTACCGTGGCTGTCTCAATCAGCGTTGCTGGGAAATCCACAACGGCATTTGCTACGTCATGGATCAGTACGGCATCTACACCGTGTCTCCGTCCGGGGCCATCGAGCCGATCTCGGACGCCGTAGAGAACCTGTTCAAGTCTCGAATCGACTTCGCCAGCGGGACGTGGTACTTCCTGACGGTTGACCCAGCCAACCAGACGCTGCGGGCGTTTGTGAGCTTCAAGGACGACGCTGCCGGTGGATACCCGTCTCTGGCACTCTGCTACTCCACGGAAACAAAAACTTGGTGGGTCGAGAGGTATCCGCAGAGGATCACGGCTGGCACGCCTGTCCGGATGAGCAACGGCGACTTTCGGTGCGTCTACGGTGGGCAGGGCGGCGGATACCTGCTTGGCGAGGGTGCTGCGGATCAGGCTCGCGGAGCCATCCTGACGGTCACGCTCACGACCAAAGGGCGAGGCTACAAGAAGCCACCAAGGGTCACTGCCATCGGAGGAACGGCGGCTCAATTCCAATCCGCCATCAACGGAGAGGGCGAGGTTGTCGCAATCTGGGTCGTCAACCCAGGTTTTGGATACGCATCCGGCTCACTCGCCATTGACGACCCAGACGACGCCACGCATCCGTCGCCGCTGCGTGCCGCCGCAGCGTACACGGCCAGCCCGCTTTTGCTGGACACGCCAACGTATCCCGTGTACCGCTACAAGTCTGGCATCTCCGAGCTTGTGTCTGACGCCAACTCCCAGAGGGGCGGCAGCACGGAGTCCCGCAGCATCTCGCTGACGTACCAGCCGCAGCCAGCATCCTGCGAGGCAGCTATACGGCTGTACTACAACAACAGCCAGCATCCCCGGAAGAACTTCGCTGGGCGGGACAGGGGCACAGGCGTTCAGCACATCACCATCGACCATGCCGCACGCCTGAACATGGCCCGTAGCCCGCAGGCAGAGTCGGACGACTCCGGTGTTCGCACGGCCCTGTTCGCCGGGAGGACTCTGGACGACATCAAGTCTTCCGACAGGCACGTCGCCGTCGAGGTGTCTGGCGTTCGCAAAACAGCCGAGCCTGTCGTGATCTATGAACTGAACGTCTATGGCACCGCCGACTAATGTTCCAGCCGCAGTTCGCACAACTGGTTTCGGCCCTCAAGGCCGCAGGGCTTCCTGCTGACTCTGCCACTGCGATTGCCAGGGTTCTTGCCAACCCGCAGCAAGTCGGACGCTCCGGCCCGAGCGAGGTGGACGTTACCCCTCGCAACATGCGGAGGGTTACGCCAGACGCCCGCAAGTACACGCTGCCCAACCTCGACTTCAAGGAGGGCGACCCCTACCACACCCCGCCGCGCATTCCGCCAAGCGAAGAGAGGCCAGAGCCAGAGCAGCCGCCCACAGTGCAGATTGCCTACGCCCCGCAGCAGGTGAACAACATTGCATTCAACGTCGCCCCAGGCGGGTTTGCAAACGCTGTGCCCAGAGGAAAGGCCGTCGAGGTTGGCATGCGCGTCAAGGGGCCGGACAGGTCCGTTGCCACCATTGACACAGTGAGCAGTTCTCTCGTCGGCAAGCGCATCCGGGCCGAAGCCGACGCCAGGACGGGCCTGCGGTTCTTCATCGAGGACACAGGACAGGAGCTTGTCTGGAAATTGCAGGCCATTCCGCAGGAGGAAGAAGTGGTTGTGGTGGACCCGCCTCCACCGGAATGCGAGCTTCGAGTGGACGTGGTGACTGACGTTCGGCTTGAAGAGTCCGGCCTTGTGGTGGAGAAACGAACCATAGGCGTGTGCTACATGCTGGACCCGCCGACTACATCCACCATCCCGACAGACGACTGCCCGCAAGAATGAGCCTGAAGACTATAGCTGGGAAGCTATTGCGGACTGCGGCCAACAAGCTGGCCCTGTTTTGCGAGTGCTGTCTCCGATATTGCTGCGTCAACGTCGGCCCTCCCGACGACTGCGGCAACTATGAGCAGCAATGCGTGCCTTGCCCATCTGGGCCGAAGCTCAACTGTGAGCAGCCATGCCCCGAACGCCCGCCGTGTATTTTGCAGTGCGTCGAGGTAGACATGACTCCGTGCGACGATCCTGTCTACGACTGCGTATACAACACGGAGCTTCTGGGAATCCCCGTCGATAATTGCGACGAGTGCCCGGAGCCGCCGCCGTGCGAAGATCAGTACTACTGCTGCTACGAGTTCGAGCCGAGCCTAGACCCTGAGTCTCCCAAGCCGGAGCGATCCTGCCAGCTTGGGCCTTGCGAAACTCCTGAACTTTTTTCGGGCGGTCCATACCTGACCGAAGCCGTATGCCAAGCGGATTGCAAAAACTACTACTGTTGCTACGAATACGCCCCCAGCGAAAACCCAGAGGCGCCGCTGCCTCCCACGGCGTGCCAGGAAGGTCCGTGCGATGACCCGTCGCTGCTGGCAGGAGGGCCGTACCAGACGCTCGCAGAGTGCTCGTGCCAGTGTTGCAAGAAGGCGATTTGCTACGAGCGGGTGTGGTCTACCTACACAGTTGTGCTCGCGTCATTCGACCCGCTGACCAACCCGTGTCAGCCCGACCCGGTAAACGATCCGCTGGCTATTGCCATCAACTCTGGTGCTCTTGCTTGCGGCGGAACATCAGCAGGGCAATTTTGCACCAACGATTGGGGTAGTCGATGCTCGCCACTTGGAGACATCGAGATAGGTGATACAGCCACCTTTTTTCAGTACTACGAACGCTACCGTCCGGTTGATGACTGCTCCGAATGCGTGAACGGCGACGGCGAGGCGTGCGTGCCCGGAATAAGCAACAGCACCTGCTGGGAGTGGGATGACGCCCCGGCGTGGCTTCGCACTCAACTGTGTACCTGCGCCGCTGTTGAGCAGTTCTGCGAAAACCCATTTCCATGATTTCTGGCCGCCGTTCTCAGTTTGAGCTTCGGTGCAGTCAGCGTGGCTACACGCTGGACGAGGTGCGTGCGTGCATCGTGTCGGAAATCGGCGACCAGATCACCGTGGACGAGAGCCATCCGGCATACCCGCACGCCCCCAAGTCCGCCGGTTCAGCCATCCCGGCTGGAGGCGCAGGCACTCATCTCAAGGCTTTTTTCAAGAAGTGGTTCGGGCAGGTGGCATCCCCGAACTGCTCGTGCAATGCGGTCGCTGCACAAATGGACAGAATGGGTCCGCAGTGGTGCCGGGACAACATGGAGTGGATTCTTGGCGAGATCCAGAAAAACGCCGAAAAGCGTGGCCTTCCGTACATTAGGGCTGTCGTAGAGCCAATCGTCATGCTCGCCATACGCAAGGCAGAGAGAGACCAGAAAGCAGGCCAGTAGACCACTCCGCACGCCCGCCGGACATAAACCGTCCAGAGGGAGTGCATGATCTTCAACGCCCAAAGACCGCTCGCTGGACTGATTGGACCGTCGTCCTCGTCGTCCTCGCAGTTCTCCCAGCAGTACGACTACTCCGGCCTTGAGGATCACCTCAAGCGGCAGGAGGATCTTGCCTCCCTTGCAGACGCCGGTCGGTCTGCCCTCTACGACGGTGACGTTCGCTCTGGCCTGAGCGCTTCCAGGCGCATCCCTGCCCTGCTCCAGACCCTGCGGGCGGTCGCCCCAGACACGACGACGCAGCGGCCACGCCAGCTTATCAACCCGCTCTCGAAGGTCACGTCCAGCAGCGGTTCGTCCAGCGCCAACACGGAGGCTGGGCAGGCCAAGTTCGCCGCTGGCCCAGAGTTTGATGTGCCAGAGGGCGGTGGGGGAGGCGGAAACGGCGGCGGAAAGCCTGCAAAGAAAGACCCGCTAATCGACGTTCACGGCCCCACGCTCAAGGCGGGCGGCGCATCGGAACGTCTTGCAGACGAAGGCACGCAGAGAGTGCTTCCGGACGGTACTCGCAGGAAGAAGCGAGACAACAACCCCCTGCCCGATCAGGGCGAAATGCTGGCGTAGGAGACTGTCATGGGCTGGGAACGCAACTACACAACCGCCGGTCAGGCCAAGTCCATGCGAGGGCTCTCGCGTGGCATGGGTTCAGGCTATGCGGGCTTCGCTGCCGGTGGTTACGAGCAGGAAGCGGACGACATCGACATCAACAACACGATGGCACAGCAGGCCGCCATGCAGCAGCAGTCGATGGACCGCGACCGGGAGATGTTCGAGCGGAACATGCTCGCCCAAGAACAGCAGAGGCGCGGCTTCGACTCGCAGACGCAGCGCATTGGTCAGGCCCAGAAGTTCGGCTTGCTCGGCAACCTGATTGGAAACCGCACGATGCGGTTCGGGGGTTAGCCAGTGTACGGAAACGCAGTCGGCTTCAACCCCAGTGGTCGTCTCCTTGGCGGGCTTTCCAAGAAAGGCCCTGCCGGACAGTCGGCATACGGGCAGGCGATGGCGTCTGCGGCCGGACTGAACATGGATCGTGCTGCCCAGAACCAGCAGCTTGGGATGCAGCAGATGCAGCAGCGAAGCGAGCTTTCGCAAGCAAACGCACGCAACCGCATGGCCGCGCTTGGCAACCAATCCCAGGAACGGATGAAGGGCATGGAGATGGACAACCGCCGCCAGAACTTCGACGCACAGATGGGGTGGCAATACGCCGGACTCAACAAGCGTCGGCAACTGGAGATGCAGCAGACGCTCCTCAACAACCTCGCTCGTGACTTCTGATGATTGGTGCTGACACTTCTCTTCGCTCTCCTGCTCCGAAGCGTAACCCGTTTACGCTCGGCCAGCCTGCGCCCCCGCCGATGATTCCCGATTCTGCCGTGCAGGATCAGGTGAACAACCTGATGGCCTCCGGGGCTGGTCAGCAGCGCACCGCCATGACCGGCATGGACCGGGCAGGTATCTCTCGCGGCAAAGGCCAGCGGTACATGTCAGACATGGCCGCAGCGAGCGCCGACGTTCAGGCCCGCACTGGCGCAGCCAAGGCCGAGATGGACGCCGCTGGAGCCAACGCTTCAGCCCGCAACGCATACGAGAACACTCGCGACAGCGAGCGAATGATGGCCGGTGGCCTGCTCGAAAACCTCCGCAACATGCAGGCGATGGAAAGCCTGACCAAGCGAGGGTTCGGCCAAGACCTGTACGAGACGAACCGCCGTGGGCAGTTCGGACTCGACTCGCAGTATCTCGATATGTCTTCCCTGCTCTCTGCCCTCTTGAGGTGATTGATGGACGCCGAACTCGATCTCGATGACCTGCCGCCGAAGGTTCTCCGCAAGATGCTTCGCCAGATGATGGGCAAGACGCCCAAGAAGGGCGAGGAGGATGCCAACGGCAAGGCCATCGAGAAGGCCGACGAGGAGCGTGAGGCTCTGGCCGACATGCACTCCAAGTCTCGTGGGGCCGCCCCCGAGATCCCCGTCACGAAGGAAGACCTCCCAGAAGAGATGCGCGACCAGCTTGAGGAGGAGGACGACGAGGAGGAAGAGGGCGAGGAAGAGGAAGAGAGCGGCAGCGAGAAGAAGCCCAAGAAGGTGAAGAAGTAATGGCGAAGCTACCCACAAGCGCCCCGAACGTCGGCACTGCCAAGCGGCTTGCCGCCCGTCCGTTTGCCAAGCTAGGCGGCGGAAAGAAGGCGAGGTTCGTGCTGGACGACGGAAGCCCAGCCAACGTCCGGCCGCTCACGGACGACAACTCGACGTGGCTGTGGGAGGACGGCGTTGTCACCGACGTAGCTGGCAATCCCATCGTCGGTCCAGTTCGGGACGAGTCCGGTGCCATCGTTGGTTACATGGACCGAGACGGAAAGACGGTCGTCAAGGAAGCCTACGACATGCTTGTAGGCGGCGACTCTCCTGCCGCCGACATGCCCGATGCCGTCGATGCCTCCGATCCCGCCGCGCTCGACATTGCCATCCCCGATGTTGTTGACGGCGAGGTGGTCATTGCCGCCCCCGAAGACCCAAACGTGGCTGCTTCTGCCCCCGACGTTGAGCCTCGTGCGAAGCAGGTCGATCGCATCAAGCGGCTGGTCAATCAGATCGGCGGCGATCTCCAGAACCCCAACCTCGATTACCCGGTTTCGCAGGATGACATCAACGCGCTTGCCACGCAGATTGGCGAGCTTACGCCAGACGAGATTGCCGCCCTGTCGGCCGACAGCGTTCTGCGAGAGCGGATGGATCTCGTGAGGTCTCGCAGCAATAACCAGCCTCGTGCCGAAGTGGAGCCTCCTGGCGATGACGCCACGCGACGGTCAAAGGAATTTCTTGACAGGGAAAATGCTCCGGCACCGCCTCGCCGTGGCGGCGCTATGCTGGCAGAGCGGGCAAAGGCCCTTGGCCTTGAGCAGAAGGACATCCCCGAAGTGCTTCGCGCACGCGCTCCAGAAGACAGGAGCCTTGCCACTCGCGCCAACAGCGAGAACGAAGCCAACCCCGGAGCGATGGATGTTGACGAGCAGGGGCAACCTAAGCAGATCATCAACAACGACCGCCTAGCCAGAGACACACCGGCCGCGAGGGTCCGCAAACTGCTCGAAACCGCACAAGGCTTCAAGCCTGGGTTCCGAGACACGCGGCTTCGGGTGGCGATGGACCCTGCCGAGCGAGTTGCCGCCGGGGAGCTTGCCGCAGGTTCGCCCTCTGGTGTCATAGAAAGCCCGTCCGACGTTCAGGGCAGCGGCAAAAAGGCGTTCTTCCGCGACACGGACATGATCTCCGAAGGTCAGGCAGAGCGGCTGGTCGAGGTTCGGGATCAGATTGAGCAGCTTCACGCGGAGACAATGCAGCAGATCGCTGCTCTCAATGCGCCAGCCCAACGCACGCCGCAGCAAACCGCAATGCAGATGGCCGAGCTTCGCAGGCTGGAAGCTGCGGCACGACACTACGCGCGGGTGTACGTCCGCGTCACTGATGACTTGGCTCGCATCGGCGACGACGGAGGTCTTTCCGGCATGACGGCGAGGGGCGTTTCGGCGTCCGACATGCCTGACTCGACTGAAGTGGTTGACCCGTCCACGGATCTTGCCAACTTCCCGTCTCGCAGGCGAGACAGTTCTGGGGGCCGAATCTCACAGTCTCGCCGTGATGGTGCCACGCAGGACTTGCTGTCGGTTCCACGGAGAGGGCCATCCGGAAAGACTGTCCGAATTGTCGTTCCCGGCCTCGTCGGCCAAGGGAAGCTGGCGTACGACCCGCTAGAGTTTGCTTTGATTGCAGCCGAGCGTGCTGGCATGAACATCGACGGCCCGATGCCGCAGTCCCTGCTTGACGAGATTGTCAATCAGTACAACAGGGTGTTCGGGGATTACGCTCCCATTCGTGGCCGCGTGCTGGCTGACTCTCCGGAAATCGCCGGGTTTCTTCCCGCCCCGCAGCGAGGCGAATTGGCGGTGCGTCCAGATCGCGGCGCTGAACTTGCCCTCACTCCAGAGCAGCGCAACCGCTTCAACGAGCTTCTTGCTGCGTCTCGCCCCAACGTGTTCATTGATGACCCCGATGGTTTCGGCTCTGTGGTTTTCAACCCAGAGTCCGGCTCGTGGGAGATCGAGGCTTCGGACTTCGTTGTGGGTGAAGATGGCGTTGCAACCCCCACGGGCGGCAATCGCGTCATTGACTCGGAGGCATTGGCTGGGCAGGCAGGCCAAGAGGCTTCTCCGCGTAGGCTTACTCGTTCCGGCCTGCCGAAGCTCATCGAAGACAAGAACGCCGCAGTCTCTGGAGAAACCGCTTCGCCTCCTCCTGAAATTCCTGCCGGTACTGCTGGCAAAACCCCAGATGCCGTGCCGCAGTTCTCCGACATGGAGATTGACGACGAGCTTGAGCGGCACTACCGGGATGTGTTCAACAACACTCATCCAGAAGGCACCGAAGCGTTCCCTGACTTCGAGTCTTGGTGGCAGTCGGCTGGGGCGGAAGTCACGCGGAACGCCTCCGAGCGTCGCGCTGCTGCAAGCCGCATGGCTGGTTCGGCCGCCGACATTCCGCCCGTCTCCGGCGATGATATTCCGGGGAGTGCCGCAAAGCCCAAGCGTGGCGGGAGGCCCAAAAAGGGAGTGGCCGATCCAGCGCCCGCCTCCGGCAAGAGCGGCGATGAAGTTTCAGACGCAGAGTTTGACTTCCCAGACACGTCTCCGGACTTTGACCCGCTCGATCCGGCTGGCCGCACCAAGCGGAAGCAGCCTGCGGATGGAGGTGGCGGCCCGCCCCCAGACAAGCCGCCGCGTGACCCGAGACTTCAGTCGGCATTCAACGCTGCGGCCCTTGGCACCACTGCTGCTGCGCTGGCCTATTTCAACAGGAAGAGGCAGACCGTAGCGCAGCTTGCAGAAGAGCTTCAGGGGATGAACCCCGGAGGGATTGCTGGCGGCGGCGGTGGCGTGCCTCCGGGCCTTGTGTCTACGGGCGGCGGTGGCGGAATGTCGGACCCGCTCGCCAACGACAGGGCGTTCCAAATGGCCCGTGCGCTGCAACTCATTCAGGCTGCTCGCGTTCCGCAGTACCAGACCGCAAACAACCCGATTGGCTACACATACAGGAACTGACAATGGCAGAGCGAGTCCGATCACTGCTTCGAGAGCGCGGCAATCTGCACAACCCAGACGCCCAGATGCAGGCGGGCAGGGGAACGCTCGTCACAAACGACGACGGATCTGTGTCCGCTGGTGCGCCGAGTCCTGCCGAAGATATGACTGCCGCCATGACGAGGGCCGGTGCCGGTGGGCGGGAGACGCTTGCGACCATCGAGGCCGAAGCAAGGTCTATGGGCCTCGACCCAAGTCAGTACGGAGCCGACAAGGAACGCCTCTACAGCGACGTTGTACGCGAGCGCCCGCGCATGGAGCGAATGCGCTCGAAGTACGACATAGCTCCGGCCTCCCACAAGTACGATCCCGTCAAAGACGAGTTCGTGCCCGACACATACCGATTTACCCCCAACTCCGAGACTCGCCAGAAGACGGCCGCTGCCCGAGAGGATGCAGCGACCCGCCAGCTATACAGGCAAACAGTCGCGAAGCACGGGCACGTCATGGGGAAGCAGGCTCGCGCCGAGCTTGACATGCTCGCCGCGTCTGGCGACCGGGCTGGAGTTCTGGCGTACAAGCGTGACCTTGACGACGACAACGCATACGACCGAGCCAAGAACGTCTACGACCGACGGCAGAACGCCCTCATCACGAGCGAGATGCAGTCTCCGGTTCGTGGGCCGGGATTTGTGTATCGCACGCTTGCCGACTCATCCCCGGCCCAGAGGTCTGCGCTTTACCGCGTCCTTGGGTGGGGCGATGCCGCTTCTGCCGAGACGCAGGCCCAAATCGCGCAGGACGCCTACAACACACAGATGGCTATTGCATCGCAGCAGCAGCCGGGGGCGGCGGAAGACCCGGACGACAAAACCATTGCAGGACAGACACGTCGGCACATGCTGATGATCGACCGAATGCTGGCAAGCGACCCAGACAACGGGCCGGATAACGCCATAGCAGCGCAAACGAACTTCAACGTGCAGGGGCTTGGGATGCAAGACCCGGTAGCCGCTCGAACGGCAGCGGAAGCGGACATTGCCGACCGCATGGCGCGTGTTCCTGCGTACAGAAACCACTATCGCGTCACGCAGCGGATGGCCCAGATGGCATCCAAGACCGAAGACGAATTCGTCCGGTGGGCAAGCACTGTGAATATTTCTGCGAGTGAAGCCCGATCGCTGTACTCTCGCCTTCGCAATAAGCCCACCACCGCGACGGCTGGCAGCAGAGATCCGCTCTCTCTATGAGGTAGCCCGTGGCCGTTCCAAGCGATCCATTTGACGGAACGGCAATGTTCTCTGGCGATGCCCTGCTTGGCCGCAGGCGGCGACCGCAGCTTGGTATTTCGCCGGAGCTAGAACAGAGCGTCCTTGACGACATTCAGGAAGCATCTGGCGGGACCATAGACAAATTGGCATATGTCCTCGACACGCCGGGGGCAATCGCCAGAGCGCTGCTGGCCGGTCAGCCGGAGCGTGCGTTTGCGTCTGCGGACGAGCGAGTCAGCGGCCGTGATCTCCTGAAGATTACTGGACTCATTCCAGAGGATACGCCTGACGATTGGGCGAGCTTCGCGATTGGGACTGCTGCCGAACTGGCGCTCGATCCGCTCGCCATGCTCTCCGGTCCCGCCAAGGCCCTGACCACCGCAGGCAAGGCAGCGAAGAAGCTCAACCTTCTGGACGATGCAGCCCGCGTAGCGTCGAAGAAGTACCTTGACGACACGGCGACAAAGGCAATTTCTGACCGCGCCTCGAAGTATGCGGGCACGCTTGGACGGGAGGTTGCTCCTGACATCGACCTGTACGCACGACCGCTTGTCGGCAAGCGTGCGGCCCAGCGATACGGCACGCTCGAAGACCTCATCCAGTACGCCGACGACGCACCTACGGCAGAGCGAGAGGCCCGTGCCCTGCTTGGTGCGGACTACGACAAGATCATCAAGCAGAACCTGTCTGGTGACGTTGGGGTCAGCCTGCCGTTCGGCGATCCGTTCGCCACATTCAATGTTCCAGGCGGGGCCGGTTACACAGATGCACTCGACTCGATGGGGCGTGCGTTCAGGTGGTCGCCTGCTGGCAGGCTTTGGGCCGCTGGAGCGGACGTTCGTGCCGGAGGTGCCTTCGATGCCGAAGGGCAGATCCTCAACCGTGCGAACTTCGAGCGACGGGCCACGGCGACTAAGCGGGCCAGCGGGATGATGGCCGATGCCGAGACGAGGCTGTTCGCTGGGGCTGAAGATGCGTTCACGGAAGAGGGCAACCTGCGCATGGGGAGGCTCATGGAGGGGATCGGCAACGCCGAAGACCTTGAGTGGGCGAAGAACCCTGCGGTGCGTGAGTACCTCGATGTGATTGACGAGATTCGCACTGGCTCTCCGATGGCGATGGAGAATGTCGGCCTCTCCGGTGCCACGATCAACGACGAGTTCGGCCTTGACTACATGCCCTATCAGGCAGATGCCGCATTCGAGATGGCTGGCAAGCGAGACAAGGGCCTTGGTCGGCAGCTTTCCACCATGACCGGCGACCAGATGCGGCGCACGGATGCGATGCGGACGCCCGGTGGTCGCGAGCAGATCATGAAGCTGTCGCAGGACTACAACGTCAGCGGCCCGAACCGTACCTACAAGACGGACGAGGCGGCGGCGGTCTACCTTGCCGATCAGGTCTTCGGAAAGCCGTACGCCTCGCTCACAGGAAAGCAGCAGAAGAGGCTCGTGCGGCTGGCCCGCGTTCTGCACAGGCTACCAGAAGACATCACCCGGCAGATTCCCCTGTTCGGCCAGCATCCCGTTCAGATGTGGCGTCAGTACACGGAGGGTCGCGCCGGTGCGATTGCGACGGCCGAGACTCTCTATGACAGCCTTGCCTCGTTTGCGGTGAACACGCCGTTCCAGCAGGCCCCCGAAGGCAGGCACATTCCGTTGGCTGCGGCGCTCAAGAAGCTGGGTCTTAGAACAACCGCCGTGGAGGGCGGCGAGATCGGGGCACGCCAGCAGATGCGGCAGCGGCTGGCGAAGGCGTTCGGCGTTGCCAATCCCGACGACATCAACCTCTCGCAAATCTCCATCCCGCAAGAGCACCTCGACCGGATGCTCAAGACTCGCGATGCGTTCACTCGCCCGGAAGTCGCCAACGACGTGGTGCGGAAGCTGGATGAGTTCACGCAAATCTGGAAGGGGTCAATCCTCGCATGGCCCGCACGCACGGTGCGAGACGTGTACTCGGGCATGTTCTCGAACTGGTTGGCCGGTGCCCTCGACCCTCAGTCGATGATCGTCGCCAAGGGCCTGCTCGCCAACGGAGCCACGAGCGAGGGCTTCCAGAACTGGCTCGCTCAGATTCCCCGCTACAGTGAAATTGCAGACCCAGTGCAGCGGGCCGCAGCGTTCAACCGCGACCTTGCCGCCAGCGGACTCATCAAGGCCGGTCAGTCGCTCGATCGCACCGCATCCATTACTGGCGACAAGGCCTTGGAGAACGTCGTCGGAGCAAGGCCAGTGACCGTTGGGGCCATCGGCGAGCAGCTTGCGACCGCCCAGTGGAAGGGCTTTGCCGACAACCCAGTGCTGCGGGCTGGTGAAGCGGCCAACAACTTCTCCGACCAACTCAACCGCACTACCGGATACATCTCCCTGCTCTCCCAAGGCTACTTGCCGGAGGCTGCGGCCAAGGCCATCAAGCGAGTGCAGGTGGACTATAGTACACTTAGCAACTTCGAGCGCATGTACATGAGGAAACTTTTTCCTTGGTACACATTCCAGAGCAGGATTTTTGGCGAAGTCCTCCAGCAGCTTCTGGAGCGCCCAGGCGGTCGGTACGGGCAGGCCATCGGAATCATGGGAGACGTGCAGCGTGAGGCACAGGAAGGGACGTACATCCCGTCTGGCCCACGCTCGCAGTTCGCACTGCCAGTGGGCGACTTCTTCGGGCAGGGCGGCGACGACGTGACCCGCATCCTCTACGACGTGGACGTTCCGGCGGTCGATCAGATCAACATGATCGCTTCCGAGCCGACTGTGGCCGGGTCGGTAGGTGGCACATTCCGACAGATCGGCGCGCAACTGAACCCGCTTATGCGTGTTGGAACGGAAGTTATAACGGGTCGAGACCTATACCATGACGGCAAGCTGGGCGACTCGCCGAGCGGGGTCGTGTCTTCCGCAGTCAGGGGCATGGGCGGCAACCCAGGCTACCTTTCCGCACTGGGAGATCGAGTCGTCGGCAACGTGCCGTTTGTGCAGCGGCCAGCCCAGTTCATCGGGCAACTGACCGACACCAGATCGGGTGCGTCTGCTGGTGAACGGGCGCTGCTGGCTGGACTAACGGCCACGACCGGACTCAAGATCAAGCCGTTCTCGCAGGCCCAGATCGAGGCCGATCAGCAGCGGGAGATCCTCGATAGCATCGACCCGTTCACCCGAGACATGTCGATCGCCTACATCCCAGAGGCCCTCCAGCCCACCGTCCCACAGTGGGCGCTCGACCGGGAGAAGGTCAGCAAGAGCATCGACAAGAAGAGGCGCAAGCGGAGCGAGAAAAAGAAGAAGCCGGTGAAGGTGCCCCGCATTGATCTAGTCGATTGACGGCACCATGACATCCTCTTCTAGCTGGCTCATATCGACGTAGCTGCGGTAAGCGAGCGTGGGCGTTTTGTGGCCCAGCAGGATCGTGGCACTGCCTTTCTTCCGGGCCTCTACATGGGTGGCCGCAGACCGCCGAAGCCACCTCCCAGACCCGGACATGCCAGCCTCCGATAGCAGCTTGCGGAAGAGGCGGAAGCTGTAGCGGCGGTTGATGATGCCGCCGACTATGAGCAGCCCCCTGCCCTCCAATATCTCCCTTACTCTCTCCTGCGTGACGTGGCCGATCCGGCGTGTCATCGAGATCCCCGTCTTGCTCATCACCCAGCAGATGCAGTCGCCGTGCAGGTGGTCTTTCGTCCACGAGAAAATGTCCCCGTAGCGTGCCGCCGTGTCGTACCCCAGCCGCAGCCACGTCTCCATGAATAGACCTTTGTCCACCCCGCAATCGAACCGTTGGCCCCTCCACTTCCAACTGGTATTGACCAGGGTCTTGACGGCCCCTAAACTCCACGCTCGAACGGGTGGTTGCTCTTGTCGGATTCGCATCACGCCTCGTGGTGCTTCTTCGATGAGATGGCTCTCATAGCCATATCGCATGAGGGTCAGCAGCATCCGCCGTTCGTTGGCGAGCGTTACGGACGACACTTCTTCCTGGCGAGCACGGAGGTAGCCGTTGATGACTGCCGGTTCTAAGGATGCGACCTTACCGGCTGTACGCTTTATATGCTCTGCGTACTGCGGCGTGACCAACCGTGCCGAAAGGTACTGCTCTGCCAATGTGGTAGGGTTCATTGTTGGGGACTAAGCCACTAAGAGGAGGTACACACACTATGACTCAAGTTTTGTCACCAGACGGTTTTCTTGATGCCACTAGCTCGACAAGCTGGGGGTCACAGGTTCGAGTCCTGTATCGCCCACTGGGGGCTGTGGTAGTTCGGAGAGGCGAAAGCAACTCCGACTACCACGGCTGCCCGGTCACTGTCTCCAAAAGCGGGTACTGGTGTCATCACTCTGATGGCGCAGCCGCATTCCACGCGAGGTACATAGCTCGCACGGCCCCTCCGTATGAGTCGGCCGCTCTGAGCCACGGCACCCTGCTCCACCTTTGGCTGGAGCTAGGAGATGCGTTCTGGCAGGAGGTGGTCGCACCTCCCGATGAATTACTCACGGCCACGCAGGCCATAGGCAAGGAAGCCAAGGCGTGGGCCGCAGAAAACGCCCCTAACGCGCAGCTTGTCAGCCCGAAAGAACTGAGACAGTTGCGTGCAGAGGTACGCAGCATCGAAGAAAACCGGGCTGCGGCGGGGCTAATTGACCCGGACAGGGTTGCCGACCGGGAACTGTCCGTTCGGTTCAACATCGACGGCTTCCCGAGCCGCTGCCGCCCCGACGTTCTGACCAAAGACGGGATCGTCGTTGACCTGAAGACCACGAAGGAGACGGGCCTCTACAAGAACTGGTGGAAGGCCGTCCTCAACTACGGGTACCACGCCCAGGATTGGCTGTACCAGCGTGGCATCGAGGCGATGGGCCTTGAGCCGCAGCCGCTGCACTTCATTGTCGTCTCGACCGTCCCGCCCCACGAGTGCCTCGTCTGCACCCTGCCCCCCTCCCTGACGAGCAAGGGCGGCGAGGCCATCCGTTCTTCCATCGCGGACATCCGTCTGCGTCTCGACCTCGATTGCTGGGTGCCGGACCAGCACGGTGAGGTGGTCGAGCTTCCCGTTCCCGGCCGTGCGTTTTAGGAGGACACATGAGCATCACCTACGGCATCACTGCCACCGAACAGAGTCAGTCCCTAGACCAGCTTTTCGCCGCCCTTTCTACGGCTTTCGGGCAGCTTCGCAACGCTCCCCGTACCTGCACTGGGGAGTTCGGGAAGTACGCGGATCTTGCGACCCTTCTCGACACGGCACGCGAGCCGCTTGCAGCCAACGGGCTGTCGGTCATCCAGACCTTCATGCCGTGGAGCGAGAGCGGGCAGATGGCCCTCGTCACAACGCTGGGCCACAAGTCCGGGCAGATGATTCGGTCGGTCCTGCCGATCGCCGGGGGGCTGGAGCCGCAGCGGTTGGCTGCGACCGCCACTTACATGAGGCGGATCGAGCTTGCGGCGATTCTCGGCATCGCTGCGGAGGACGAGGACGACGGCCGGACGGCAAACGCCGAGCACGCTGTTGCTGCGGTCAACGAGGAGCGGGAGGTGGAACGGAAAGCCACCCTCGCCCTCAAGGCCAAGGCCACGGCGGAAGACAGGAAGGTGGTCATGGATGAAGTGGCTCGCAGGGTCGCAGCCGGGGCGTTGACGCCGGAGGCACAGACTCGCCTGCAAGCGGTATGCGACTCGCTGGATGCGAAGCAGGACGCGGCGAAGCCAAGGCAGCAGAAGAAGGAGCTTGTTGCCGCAACGTAGGGACACAACGCAGCACGCGGCGAACCTCCTCGCCGTGCCCCCCGGTGTCGCGTGCAGGGGGCACTTTTTCCACACAACCCACGGACGGGTGACATGCAATTCAGACCATACCAGACGGAGCTAGTGCAGGCATTCTGCGCAGCGGCACGGCGTGGCCGTCGTCGCAACGTCGGATGCCTGCCTACTGGCGCAGGGAAGTCTGTCGTGATCAGCGAGATCGCCCGCATCTCTCGGCGGTGCCTCGTCATCGTGCCGGGGCTGACGCTGCTCGATCAGATGCAGGGCGTGTTGTCGAAGTATCTCGGCGAGCACGTTGACGTGGAGCAGGGAGTGAACCGGGCACTCATCTCTCCGTTCATCCGCAGCCGCGTCATCCTCGCCAGCCGTGACACGCTCCTGTCCCGAGACCGCTTCGAGGGGATGGCGTTCGACGGGATCACGGCGGTGGTTGTGGACGAGTGCCATCACGGCATGACCCCGCGTTTCGAGCGTGTTTTGCAGCACTTCGAGAACAACGGGGCCTACGTCTTCGGCGTGTCGGCCACCCCGTACAAGGGCAAGGGCAAGGCCCTCCGGTACTGGGATCGGCCGTGCTACGTCTACTCGCTCCTGTCCGCCATTGAGGACGCCTACCTAGTGCGTCCGGTCGCTCACCTCCACGAGATGGAGGCCATCGACATGACATGGGTGGACGAGCAGAAGGAGCACTGGGACGAGGAGCTTCTCCAGCGTGTGCTGTGTGCCGAGCACGCCGTTCAAGAGATCGCCAGCATGGTGTTCACGACCTACAAGCGTGAGCCTTCTGCGGTGTTCTGTCGCGACGTGAATCAGGCCCGCCTGCTTGCGGACGTGTTCACCCGCTACGGAGTGAAGTCGGCACTCGTCCACAGCAAGCAGCAACTGCCCGAGCGCACGGCCAACATGGACGCCTTCCGTAGCGGCGAGGCCCACGTCATCGTCAACGTCGGCGTGCTGAACTTCGGCTGGGATCACCCCGACCTTCGCCGCGTCTACATGGCCTGCCCGACGAGGAGCCTGTCTCGCTATGAGCAGCGGATCGGGAGAGGAACGCGAGTCCTTCCGGGGGTGCTCGACCCCGACATGAACCGCGAGGAGCGTGCGGCTGCGATTGCCCGCAGCCCCAAGCCGGTCGTTCACATCCACGACATCACCGACACCAGCCGGACGATGCAGATCCTCAACTGCCTCGACGTGCTCGACGCGAAGGTTCGCAAGAGCAAGGACCGTCGCAAGACCATGATGCAGTCGGTTGGGTCGGACGGCATGGACGTGCTCGCCGCAACCGCCGCCCAAGACAGCATCGAGGCTGACCGCATCCGCCGAGAGCTTGAGGCCATGAAGGAGAAGAGACGTGGCCTCGTGGTCGGCGTCACGTTCTCCAGTGAGGACAGGGACGTGTTCTCAGCCCCGGAGGAGGCCAAGCCCAAGCGAGGCTGGCGGATGCTCTACGGCCAATACAAGGGCCAACTCATCCGCGAACTGCCCAGCAGCTACCTCCACTCGGTCAGCAAGAAGGCCAAGAGGGCTACGCCTCTCGTGGAGGCGGTCCGCAAGGAGCTACGTCATCGGCAAGAAAAGGCGGGGGCCTAATGAAAACGCACGCATGGGCAAGGCGGTTGAGTTCTGCATCGCTGCTGAACTTCTGTCGCGTGGCTTCGACGTGTTCCTGCCTGCGTTCGATTCGGGCTGCGATCTCGTCGTCAGCAAGGGCGGCGTTCTATCTGCTGCTCAAGTTCGATCAAGCGGATTTACAGAGGCGAACCGTCGTTCGAGGAAGTTCGACCTGCGACGGGAGCGGAGCGGCGGAAAGCGTATGTCCCGCTACGGGACAAAGCACAGCTTCACGGTCTGGGTGCTCGTCTGGACGCCGACGATGGAGGTCTACGTCGTCCCTCGTTCGGACATACCGGAGCACCGCAACGCGATCAGGCTCCAGCCCAAGAGCAAGTACCTCGACAACTGGGAGGCACTCACCAAGTAACTGACCACGCTGATTACGGCGGTTCATTTTCTCGCAGCACCCGCCACCTGACAACCAAAAGCGCGAGCATAAAGAAAGCCAGCACGGAAAACGGCTGGAGCGGCAAGTCCGCACAAGTATGTCAGCCATCTCACGAAGTCCCTGCAACGCGCCGGTAAGCGATCCGGCAAAACCCCAGCGTCCTGGGCCAACTGAGATGAAGCCAATAAGGAGATTGGCTGGCAGCATCCGCAACTGAGGAGGCGATTAGGCCATCTCAGAAGGGATGGGGTCTGGAGTTCGATTGGTTCGTAAGTCTCAACAGAGAAAGGAATCGAAATGAGATGGATTCTGGCTGTGCTCGTGCTGATGTGTGCCCCTGTGTCGTTCATGGATGACGACACGGAGGGATATGTGTGCAAGTCCGTTGTGGAACGAGGGAAGTGCCCAGGCGGCAAGTGCCCGCCCATTCGCCCCCGTCCCAAACGATAACCCCAAGGAGAGTGTGATGAAGATCGTATTCAGGGCCAGCGAGCGATTGACGGTCGAGGTGGACGCGGACAACCAGAAGGAGTTGTTCAAGGCCATGTCGGCTGCGCAGGAGCTTGTCGGCGAGGCGAAGTGCGGTGCGTGCGGCAGCGAGAACCTCCGCTTCGTGGTGCGTCACGTTGAAGGCAACGACTACTACGAGCTTCGGTGCGCTGACTGCGGTGCCGTGCTTCAGTTCGGTCAGCACAAGGCCGGAGGGACGCTGTTCCCCAGGCGGAAGGACAAGGAGGGCAACTGGCTACCCAACCGTGGGTGGACGAAGTACCAGCCGTCCAAGCGTGAGGAGCCCTTCTGATGGGAATGTCGCAGGTCACAGTCCTCACCGTGACTACCGACTACGGGGAGCGCCTGCTGGGTGTGTGTAGCCCAGCAGGCGCAGCCCCCGTGCTGGAGTTCACAGACGAGGAGACGGAGCAGGAGTACCTCAAGGAGTTTGGCAAGATCCCGTGCGTGATGCTCGATGCGGACGGAATGATCCACCTGACGAAAGCCGACGAGGTGTTCGCCCTGTCTCAGTGGTTGGCCCAGGCGGCAATGTGGCTGCGGTCGGAAGCCTTCAAGGGAATGGAGGAGTGACGATGGACATCACGCTTACATGGCACGAGGTGGCTATGGCGTCCGAGATCGGTCGCCTGCGTCACCTCGCGTCAGTCAAGGCAGGCCGGACTCCTGGGTATGGATTCTCGGGAGTCGGCTGGACAGAGCACTGCGAGGGTGCGTGCGGTGAGTTGGCCGTCGCCAAGGCTCTGGGCCGCTACTGGGATGGGTCCGTGGACACGTTCTCCAGGGATGACATTCCGGGGCTGCAAGTCCGCACTCGATCCAAGCACGACTACGAACTGATTGTCCGACCGCAGGACGCCGACGATGCGACGTGGGTGCTCGTGACCGGCGTTGCTCCGCACTACAGGGTGCGTGGCTGGATGGGCGGCAAGGACGCGAAGCGTGACGAGTGGTTGCGTGATTACGGAAACCGGCCGAAGGCGTACTTCGTGCCGCACGACAGCCTCCGTCCGATCGAGGAGCTACGGCGTGAAGAGACCTAGCAAGGAACCAAACGTCCACCAGTTTGTGCTGGGGTACTGGGCGTCACATGGATACGGCCCGAGCTATCGCGAGATCGCACAGGGCACAGAGATGAAGTCGTTGAATGCGGTGAAGCTGCACTTGAACAGCCTCATCCGCAAGGGTGTTCTCGCACGTCAAGCGGGAATGGCCCGCACTATCCGCCCGGTCAGGCAACAGGAGTCCGTCACATGAACAAGGTATTCCTCCCAACCGAGATACAGACCTACACCGGCAAGGTGGTTGACCTGTCGTTGGTGACTGAAGAGGACATCGACATCCTCGACATCGCCCATGCCCTGTCGCTCATCAACAGGTACACGGGGCACACCATCGCTCCGTACTCCGTGGCACAGCACAGCGTCCACGTCAGCAGGATCGTGGCTGACGAGCACGCCATGTGGGGCCTCTTGCACGACGCCAGCGAGGCGTACCTGGGTGACGTGAGCCGCCCACTCAAGTCCATGCTGCCTGATTACAAGCGGCTGGAGGAGATGGTGCAGCGTGCCATCGCGGATCGGTTTGCTCTCCAGTGGCCGATCCCCCCGGAAGTGAAGGCCGCAGACAACGTGGCCCTCATGGCCGAGAAGCGTGACCTGATGGGGCTCGATCGTGGCGATTGGGGCCTCGATGAGATGGCTTCTCCAGACCGCATTTACCCAAACGAGACGTGGCGTCAGAGCGAGCAGCAGTTCCTTCAGCGGTGCGATGAGGTGTGGAGCCTCCGCGTATTGGGTCAGTGACATCCGTGGCACTACAGGAGTTCGCCGATGAGTTTGATTTCTGCTTTCTCTGCTGGTCGCAAGCTCGCCTGCACATTCATCACATGGTGCAGGGGGCTGGGCGAAAGCACGAGCGATTCAACCTCTGCCGATTGTGCGAACGGTGCCACCGGGCGCTGCACGATGGCGGGTCGCTGTGCGTCACGAAGGGGCAGGTGCTCACGGTCAAGCGGCTGCACGACCCAGAGCACTACGACCCGAAGGCAATGGCTGCACTTCAGCGCAAGCATGGGCTTGCCTACGACCCGGAGTGCTTGCCGCAAGAAATCCTGTCTCAACGCCGCACGCCCCCGGAGGTGCTCCTGATGGTCAACTCCCGGCAGAAGGGTGCCCGTGGCGAGCGTGAGGCCGCAGCCGTGCTCAATGAGTTTGTCCCTCATGCCCTCGCCAGACGTGCCCAGCAGCACAGCGGCACCGAGACATCGGCCGACCTCGTGGCCCCAGGCACGCCGAACCTGTGGTGGGAGGTCAAGCGTGTGCAGAAGCTCTGCCTGCCGACCGTCATGCAGAAGGCACAGACGCAGTGCGGCCAGCTAGTCCCTGTCGTGCTGCACAGGCGAAACGACGAGGAGTGGCTCGTGACCCTGCCGCTCTCCCGAATCCAAGAATTTGCCTCACAGGTAACACGGAAATGAAGCGCAAACCAGCGGCCAAGGCGCCGCAGTTCGACGTGGCGCCGATTGACGATGACGAGGAGGAAGGGGCCTGCCCCATCCCTGACGAGAACGGAGACGTTGTGTTGAAGGGCGGTCGTCGCCCGAGAGCGAGGAAGCGGAAGCAGAAGAGGAAAACCCCAAGCGACAGGAGGAAGTGATGCAGACGAGAGAGTTCGAGACGGGTGCTGTTCGTAGTGGTGACGCGGAGGACTTCCGATACGACCTGATCTCTCCGATCGGGCTGGCCGCAGTGGCACGGGCCTGCAAGGAGGGGGCAGTGAAGTACGGCGACTTCAACTGGGAGAAGGGGATGCCGGTCAACGACCTGCTGAACCACGCGATCAGGCACATCTATCTCTATCTGGGAGGCGACAGGTCAGAGGAACATCTGGGGCACGCAGCGTGGGGGCTATTGGCGGCCATCCACAGCGAGGAACTATGGCCGGACATCAACGCTGGCACGCTGCGTAGCGGCTTCTGCCAGCCTCCGGGGGAGATTGATGAGCGATGAGTTTCCCGAGCACTTCGAGGATGGGTGGAGGGCGTTCTTATGCCAGATGCTTGTAGACAGCAGGGCCGCATGCGCCTGGGCCAGCGCAAACCTGACCAGCCAGGGCGTCGGAATCCGCCTGATGAAGTCCAGATGGCAGTTGGACCGCGTGAAAAATGCGGTCTACGCCTGGAACTGGGTGTTTGGCGACGGCGATGGATCAGTACTGCCGTTCACTAGCGCCTGCGAAGACCTGGGGCTGGACGAATACGCCGTGCGAAACCGGATTTTGGCGCAGTGCGAGGCCAATCCGGGCATAAACGAATTGGTGCCTGTGATGCTCCGAGAACTGGAGCGAATCAGGCTGACCCGCAAGAGGGAGCCAGAGGATGCCAGCGTCGATCTGGAGGCGTACGGCCGGATTTTCCGCAGTAAGCGTGCTTCTGCTGGTCATGACGCCGAGCCGCAGTACGGGTGAAGACTTGTTCATCTTCACCCGAGAAGGCTGCTCGCCGTGTGCCTCGCTCAAGCGTGCCCTCGCCTCGAACCCGTCGCTGACCTCCGGCTTCACCGTCTACATGATCGACACCAAGGCCGATCCCGAGCTTGCCAAGAAGCACAGGGTGAAGTCCGTGCCGACTCTGGTCGTCCTGGGTGAAAGCGGCAAGGAGATCAAGCGGACGACCGGGTACTCAAGCGAGCCGTCACTGCGGGCGTGGCTCGATGACAAGCAGGCACGACGGAGAATCCTACGATGGCGGTAAAGGTAAGCGAGGCTCCGCTGGCTGCGGCCGAGAGCGTGAGCCAAGTGCTGGAGAAGATCCGTGCCTTCGTGGCGTCGGCCAAGCTGGCGAGCAAGGACGGCATCACGATCAGCGAGTTCGCCGAGCTATCGGTGAGCCTGCTCAAGACTGCGATGGCTGCTGTCGAGAGCATCCCGATCGACGGCCCGAGCAAGAAGGTCTGGGTGCTGGAGGCCATCGGCCTGCTGTTCGATGCGGTGGCGGACAAGGCTATACCTTTTCCGGTATATCCGCTGTGGGTGCTCGTCCGTCCAGCAGTCCGCTCGCTGGTGCTCGCCATCGCTGGCGGTGCAGTCGAGGCGATCCTGCCTCTTGTGAGGAGTAAGTCGGCATGACGTACGTTCTCGTGGCTCTGGCAATCGCACTCGTCCTCTGGCCCGCACAGAAGGAGAAGAACGACAGTCCGCTGCCGTTCGACATCGAGGCTGTGCAGCAGTCAGCCCCGACCTATCAGTCCTCGCACGTCGCGTTGGCCCACGTCCGCCTCCGGCTGCTCCAGACCGAGCATCTCGGTGACGGCGAGAGGAAGGCCATCGAGGTTCTGACGCTGGCCCTCGTGGCGGGGAGTGACAAGCAGTGAACGCAAGGTCAGTGGGTGCGTGCGTGCTGGTGGCTGCGGCTGCGTACATCGAGTACGCGAAGGCCCCCGCCCCGCTGCCGCCGCAGCCGGATGGCCCGATCGTTCTGCGTGGCAAGTTCAACGGCGACCCGGCAGAAGATGCCGCCATCATCGCCAGCTTGTTCTCCGAGATCGCAGACGAGATGGAGTGGGACGGCCAGCGTGCCGAACCCATGCTCAAGACCGGGGCTGCGATGGACGCCCTCCGCACCCGAGCGAGGGAGATGCGTTGCCGTGGCACCAAGCTGGGCGACAAGCACCCGTCCGTGCGTGACGCCATCCACAAGTATCTCGATGAGTCGGTCGGCGTTGACGGCGGGCCGCTCACCCAAGAGCAGCGATCCAAGTGGGTCACTGCCTACCGCATGATCGCGAGGGCGGCAGATGCGGCGAGATAGCAGTCACACTTTCCGCATTGCCGGTGTGGCGATCCTGCTCACGCTGGCTGCGATGCTGGCGTGGAGAGAGTTCGAGTCGATGCCCGCTGCCCCGAGAGGCGGCGACTACGGGTACACGCCAAACCCGATCGGCACCAAGGCGTTTCTCCGCGAGCTAGACAAGCCGCTGTTCTCGGACGCTGGTGCTGAAGTCATCCGCGAGGCGAAGGGCAAGGACACGTTCCTCTATCGTGCCGCCCAGAAGGCACACATGGCTCGCTACGGAAAGGAGTGGGTCGTCGGAAGGCAGGCGATTGGTGATTGCGTCAGTTGGGGGTGGGCCTGCGGATGCTGGACTGCGCTCTGCATAGATTGGGAGTTGGGCAAGGTGCAGGAGCCGCCGCTCATGGTGGCGACCGAGAGCATCTACGGCGGATCGCGTGTCGAGAGTCGAGGCAGGCCGGAGGGTGGTGGCGGCTGGGGCGATGGCAGCTACGGCGGCGCAGCGGCCAAGTGGGTGCGTGATTGGGGAGTCATCTTCAGGCAGCAGTACGGCGAGGCAGACGGCGGGCACAACCTCATTGAGTACTCCGGATCGCGTGCGAAGAACTGGGGCAACTGGGGCAATGGTGGTCAGGGCGATGGCGGGAAGTTCGACGGCGTAGCCAAGCGTCACCCGTGCAAGCACGTCGCGTTGGTCAAGACGTTCAAGGAGGCGGCGGCAGCGATCGAGTCCGGTTTCCCTGTGCCCGTGTGCAGTGGACAGGGATTCAGTTCCCAGAGGACAGAGGGTGGCTGGGCAGCACCGTCTGGGCGCTGGAGCCATTGCATGTGCTATACGGCTGTGCGCTATGGCGACCGCCCAGGGCTGCTATGCCAAAACTCATGGGCGGCGTTCAATTCCGGCCCAGTGTGGCCTGAAGACCAGCCCGTTGGATCGTTCTGGGTTGATGCAAAAGTGTGTGACTCGATGTTGGCGGGCGAGGACTCGTTCGCTGTAGGTGGTGTTGAAGGGTTCCGGTACAGGGATCTGCATCACGGCAACTGGCTGGACGAGGGGAACCATGATTGAGTTGATGAAGAAACGCATCGTCGTCGTGTGCTTGCTCTGTGTGCTGGGTGGCTGGATGGCTCACGGAATGACAGTGCCAGACAAGTCGAGCGACCGGCCCGTCTTGAAGTGGATCGCCCGTGCAGCCAGGACGGCCTTGCTGTTTTTCTTCTTCGCCGAGCAGCCGCCCGAAGACCACAACCCCGTGCAACATCCGATGGCAGACGGCACCCTGCCCGTGGATCATGGGAGAGCAATATGAACACCATCATCAAAGCCATCATCGTCCTGTCGGTTGGCGTGAACGGATTTCTAGGTGGCCTCATCGTCGGCCACTACGTCCGGCAGGCCGACCTCGACTGCTGCTGCGACTGCAAGCACCCTCGCCGCGACGAGGGGCCGTTCCCAACGGGCTGGGTCATGCCCGATCCCGATGCCCCCAAGCCTAAGTCCGGAGCAGCCCAGTGAACCTGTGGAACGCACTCGTGCTGTGGCTGGCGTCATGGTTCGCCGTGGCGGTGCCCATTGATCTGGAGCACGCCAAGAGCGCCGCTGCCGT